CTACTCGTAGGATCGTCTCAAACTCCATCTGTATCACTCCGGCGCTTTAACATCGGGATGCGATCGAGAATAGATTCAAGCCAAGCTGGCAGAGGGCCACTTTTGTCGATCACGTAGTAGAACGCTGTAAATAGGACTGCGCCAAGCGCAGAAAGTGCCGCAGCCACCAGCATGGCTTTCTCACTCCATGGGGGGCCTCCCCCATAGCAGAACACACCGCCCGCGTATCCTATGCCGAAGGAGAACAGCCCCAGCTTCAAGCGCTTCCACCCTGAGGTGGCCGATGGCGCAGCCAGGAAGAAACAGCAACCGAATGCCGCACCTGCTGCGGCCCACGGATGAATCGCGGCGGCCATAAGGCAAAGCAGCGAGAGGTCGCGGGAACACTGGTCAAACATCGCGCCGCCCCTATGGGTCGAATTGAGATGGGCGTCAGTGTATCACGGTGGAAACGCATCGTCGTCTAGGTACATCCGCTCGTCATAGTTCACGGCCTTCACGCTGCATGTCCGCGTTCCGCTCGGACTAACGTCGGTTATCAGCGCGGGGAAGCACCATTTTGATTCGTGACCGAACTGGATAATCGGCGGCGTGTCGATCATGCCGCTAAGGTCGGGTACGAAGTCCAAGGTTGGTATCGTGAACGAATAGTCATCAACACGCGTGGCGACGTACGGACCCGATGCGGTGCCGTCCTTACGTCGCACTAGCACTTTGTAAACGCCCGGTACGGACCAATCCAAAGGTTCGGACGACTCGAGCGTTACCGGAGGCCCCACGGTGTATCCGACAACCTCAGCGCTCTGACCGTAGCCTGGTGTCGCAACGCCCAAGGCCACGTAATCGAAATACGCACTGTTCAGCGCGTCCAGTTCAGTCTTGAAGTTGTATTCGCGTCGGCGATAGAGGTGTGACCGGCGTTGCCTCATGCCGATGCGCCACGCGCGGAAACGAACGCCTACACCTTCAATCTTAAGCTTCTCTACGCGCTCACCGGCGTCGCCGGGTAGGCGGCACTCTACGGTCTCATTTTGCCGAGTCGCGTGGTCGTAGTACTCGACGTCCACGCCGTCAAAGTCGTCCGGTTGATCAGGCATCGCGAAGTCGTACGACAGCGGGTCAAGCATCACTTGAGGGTTGTACACATGGTCGAAGGCTGCTCCCCTAGGCTCATCCCGAACAGGCACCAGTAGCCCCCGATCGATCGTCAGCTCTGCAGAGCCGGCTTGCAGCACGTCCAGTAGGTTGGACTTGACCGTCTTAACGTCGGTCACGATTCGATCGTAGGTATCTCCACGTGGCGTCCACCGAGTGGACTCTAAGCGGTCCAACTCAACCAAATCGATGTCAGTTGTGTCGGAGTACCCAACGCTTCGAATAATATGGCCGACCGCTGCCGATATTTCCCGCGTAGGTTCCGGCGCCTGCCATGCCCCGGCACGCAGCACAGGGAGGATGCGTGTGCACTCCAGGTTGACCAAGCTCTCGCTCTGCGCCGATATGCGATCGCCCCCACGGATGTCACAGGTCATCACGGTCATATCGGAGTAACTAGACGGGGACGAAGAAAGCATGAGCCCTTTCAGCCCGTACCACATCATCGTGTCTTGCTGCTCTTTCTCCGGGTCGCCGCTGCCCTGGTTAACGAATATCTTTTTCATCCGCACTTCGGGACGCATGGCGTAGGGCAGATCTACGCGGTATGTGTAACCCCGCGCGTCCAGGGAGTTCGCGGTGGCGGTAACCGTGGAGGCAGTCCAAGCGCCGCCCACGGCCATGTCTCGGTACTCAAAGGACTGATACCCTGTTAGCGGGAAATACGTACCCTTCGCATCTAGGAACACTAGGCCGCTAGGGTAAAAAATATCCACTTCGATAGCGGTTACTAGTTCGCCTGCGGGGCAAGCCGGAAAAGGGCCTCGGTATCCGCCTTCAAGATTGGAACTGTCGAGCAAAACCTGGCCGACGTTCGAGGACGTACTGTCCCAACCGGGCCATGAGTTGTCATCAGTGCCGCCGGATTTTATCCGCTTCACTTGCAGCGACTGCGCAGCCCACGACAGGACACGGAACCGCATACCGCGGTACGACATCGCCATCACGACGCTGCCGATCACTAGCCCAGTGCCCGGCGCCCCGCCTTCGTAGTCTAGCTCCAGAGTAGTACTAGTGACGGCGTGGACCACGTAGAACCCCTGGTTGTCCCCCGCGATCTGGATCGTGTCCCCTACGATGAAATTGTGTTGGGCGATAGGGCCGCTGATAACGTCGCGCCCCCCGGAGCCGGTGCCGTCCGCTACTGTGTACGCGTATGGTGCTGCGATATTGAGGAGTGTCCCTGCTACCCAGTCGGCGGGGAAGCTTCCGGCCCCCGTCGGGATGCCTACTACATCGGAGTTGAAGGTAAACACCGAAGCCGTGGCCGAACCGGTCAGCGTGGACTCGACAGTCAGCTCCAGACCCGAGGCCCCGGTAGAACTAGCACCAACCTCGGGCGCTGAGTACCAGAAGTAATGGGCAGGGTCTGCCGACAGGTCGGCACCGGGGGCGTAAATGGAAAACGTGGCATCCGTACCTAAGGTGAGTAGTGGCGTCTCCCCTGTTTTCACAGTGCCTAGCTCGATGTTATACGAGCCGACTCCGACTCCGAGTACCATTTCGACGCGTTGTTCTCGGGGGCCGGCGAAGTACCGGCGGGGCGGGGCCAAGTAGTCCGGGTATCGCTGGGGGTTGTACCCAAACATTTCTGGCCGCACGTCGTTGATTTTTACTTTGTTGCCTTTGCTGCTAGCCTGGTCGAGCCCCTTACCTGTGAGGGAGCTGCTGCCATTGATAGAAGGCAGCTTTGGCGTCAAGAGCCCGAGTACCGCTTTAGCTGCGAATACCGCTAAAAAAGACGTACCGATTATCTCGAACCCACTTTTAGGCTCCCGGTAAATCTCAACTTGATCCGTCGCGCCGAACTCAGTCGCGCGCCATTGCCAAGGCAGCACCAAGTCGCCGTTAAGGTAGAGACTCACGGCGAGTTGCGTAAGGTCAGTTTTGCGGTCGATCCCATGGCGGTAGAGCCATTCTGCCAAGGATTGGCGCTTGCGGACTTTGTAGGTCTCTTTGCCTTCCTCAGACAGGCGACTCGCGTAAATCTCGATCATGTTCTGTCTCGGTAATAAACCACGTTGTGGTAGTCCCGCAGCCACCGGCGCAGCGCTACGAACTGAGGGCCGCGCTTCGCACTGGTCTCCAGTATGCGTAGTCCAGTTGGAGAATCAAGGACAATAGCTACATGAGAGCAGATCCGCCCAGTTAGTACGCAGGCTATAGCGCCGTGCTCAGCATCACAGGGCTCCAAGAGTGGGACTTCCGCCTCATACGCCTGAGAGGCTCCCCGCGGCATTTTGGGCCGCAGACTTCCGTAAGACGGCAGCAATCGGCGCCCTAGTTCGAAGTGGAGTACGTGTCGTACAAGACCCCAGCAATCGAACTTATCCGGCCCTCTCGCCCCATCTTCGTAGAGGCATGAGAGATATTTATTAATCCACTCCATCAGAGATACCTGAGTGCTGGTGCGAAGTTGACAGTGTACAGCGCCCGCGGCCATGCGACACCGATCAGGTTGAAGTAACCGGTCTGCAGCTGCGCCACTTGCCCTTGAACCGAGCCGGACAACAACGTCAGAACGTAAGGCTTCTCAGCCGGGGCCAGCAGATTGCCACTCAGGTACGTGCGATAGATCGCTGTCACGCGGGCGTTCGCTTCAATCGCCTGGTCGATCAGCCGTGACGCTTCGCCAGTGGTGTTATCCACGGCGAAGGTCAGGGTCTGATTGCCTTTGTTGTTCTTGGCCGCCAAGGCTATGTCGATATTCGCGCCAATGAACGTCACGGTACGAGCGTCTTCCGTGACCGCCGTTACGTCCTCGAAGCCGGTGCATATCAGAACCGGGGCAAGCCATGCTGTAGACGTCAGCTCGAGCGTCCTGATGATCTCGTCAAGACGCTCGTTCGCCCCAGCGTTCACTTCCGCGAGGATTATGCTCATTATGGTCTAACCGCAGTAAACCAGCCGTCGATTTCGGCACTGGCACCATTAGCGGAGATTGGGTCTCCGTTGTTGTAGGTGACTACTTGAAGCTGCGAAGACGTGATATGAAGTCCCGTCAGCATTACCCCGGTCAGGGTATTTTCTCTGCCGGTGTATTGGCTGAGGCCCGCCGATTTTAGAGCCTTAGGAAGGTTCATTTT